GATGCATACAGTGGCGTGATTGATCGCACATTTGTGGTGTCGGCGACCGATGGCACCAACATTGTGAACTATGCATTTAATGGTCGCGTGTCGCAATTCCAGATTGACGCGCAACCCGGCGCAGAAGCAAAGTGCATTTTTACGGTTCATCCTCGCGGCGACCAGTATGGCTGGTCTAACAATCCCTAATTAAAGGAATTTATCATGGCGGCACCAAACAAAGTATTGCCGGGTTTTAGCGCATCGCTATGGATGCAATCGGCTGCAACCCCAACACCATTGACCACTGCAAACTTGTCGGTATGGACTGCGCAAGTGGCAACCATTGTGGGAACTTCGGCAAACGGCACTGGCTCGGCTGGTGTGCTAGTTCCGGTCGAAGCTATTCCAGCATTCGGGCAAGATGATGCGGTAGCAAACTTTTCTGTTGCCGGATCGCGCCAATCAGATAAGATTCCAACGCAGTCTGCGCCAACATCGCTATCGATTACCGCAGCTTGGAATCCTTCTGACGCGGCACTGCTGCAAATCCGAGCAGACGCATACAGCGGCATCGTAGATCGCACGTTTGTGGTCGCGGCAGTTGATGGGGCATCGACGATTGCTTATGCTTTTAACGGGCGTGTGTCGCAGTTCCAAATCGATGCGCAACCGGGCGCCGAAGCAAAATGCATCTTTACCGTGCATCCTCGCGGTGGTCAATACGGCTGGTCGAATACCTAAAACAATCGCCCCTTCGGGGGCTTTTTTACATGAGAAAATATGACAACACAAATCAACAACAACGGCGATTTGCTTGGGTATTTGCTTGAGCAATCGCTGATCGCACCTAAAAGCTGGTTTGGCTTTCCACAGCAAAAGCTTACCGGTATCGCTTTGGTTCACGCAATTGCGGCGAATCATGCCGATAAAATGTCACCGTCGGAAATTGTTCAATATGTAATTGATTTGAACAACGAAATATATAACGGCATTATCAAAAAAGGATAAAACAATGAAACTTGGCGCAACGCTCAATATTAATCCTGACAACATCCGCATCCGCGAATTCACAATGGCGGGGCAAAAGCTTCGGGTGCGTGTTCCGCTGGCTTCCGAAATGGAAGCAATTTCCAAAGCGGTGGATGATGCCGAATGGCAAGCCAAATTTGAAAGCTTGAAAGAATCGTTTGGCAGCGATCCAGAAGCGGTTATTGAGCAAACCGAAGATGATGTATTGATCAACGGCAAATCGATCAAAGAACTTGCAATCATGTCGGCAAAGACCGAGGAACGAATTGTTCAAATGGTTCGCTTGCTGGTGCCTACAATTGAAGGCTTCGACATGAACCGAATTAGCTATGCCGATGTTGATGAAGAATTTCCGTTTGCGGTGCAGATCGAGTTAATGAAGAAAATTGCGGAAGTAATTTCGCCGGGATATGAGGAAACGAGAAAAAACTAATTGGGTCATTGCGTTTGCAGACTCGCGCTTATATGCTTGCGCATGGGGCGAATCCGGATGCAATGACAGAGGAAGATTTTGAACTGGTAATGGTGGCGCTTAATGATGGGTTGATTGGCAACAAAGCTGTAATTAACACATTGGGATACTTAACAACGGCAGTGTTTAACTATATGCGCTCACAAAATGCGCCGAGTTATTCACTACATGGAATCCTGGGAATTATGCACGATTACATATACAAGCCATTGTCGGATGAGGAAAAGCGGCAAATGGCAAATCAGCGATTGCTTGAGTTTATGACGATGAAACCCGGTGCGCCAAATTTATTAAAACCAAAAAATGAAAATTGAAACATATGGCTTTGATGACTTTGATGCCGTCTTGACAGAGATGGGCAACGACTTCGGCTATACGGATGTGAATAAAAAGGTATTGATACCGGCGTTGCGCAATGCGATGAAAATTACAGTGCCATATGCCAAATCATTGGCAAGGGCAAATACCGGCACAATGCGTAACAGCATTACTGTCGAAGCAAGGCGACCAAGTGACCGAGATAAAAAATCAAAATACATTTACGATGGTGATGCTGCAATTGCAATAATATCGGTGCGGCAATCGCCAGTATCGCTTGGTGAGGAATTTGGAACGGCAAAAAAAGCAGGGCAACCGTTTATTCGCCCATCGATGGAAGCAAACCAAGCAACAATTTTGCAAACATTATCGGATGAATTGCAGAAAAAAATTCAACGCTATAAAAGCAGAAATGCGAAGGATTCAAAATGAGTATTATTGCGCGGCTTGGTGCTGTACTTGGCTTAGACACAAAAGAGTTTGTCAAGGGCGTTGACGCTGCGCAACAAAAAAGCAAAGAATTTAAAAAGCAATTAAAAGAAACGCAACAAACAATCGACGGTTTAAAAACCGCATTTGCTGCGGCAAGTGCTGCATTTGTTGCGTTTGCTGCGGCTGCGGTTCACGCTGCCGATCAAGTGGTTGATCTTGCCGATGCCAACGAAACCACAATTGGCAAAGTACTGGAATTGAAATATGCGCTGGTGACTTCAGGCGGCGACATTTCAAAACTTGGTCAATTCTATTCCTCATTTACAAAAGCAATTGATGGCGCAGCGCAAGGCAGTGACGCGTTGCGCGATTCGTTTGCTGCGGTCGGCGTATCAATTAAAGATATTGCTAGATTAAGCCAAGATGAATTGCAGAATAAAACCCTGCGCGGCTTGGCGCAAATTGATGACCAAGTGCGCAGGAATTCGCTTGCGTTTGAATTGTTTGGCAAAGCCGCAAAAGGCGTTAATTTTCAAGCAATGGCAGGCAATGTTGATCAAGCGGCTGGCGCATACGATAAACAAGCAAAAGCAATTCGGGCGGCTGCGGATGCGGTTGGAAAGCTTGAGTTGCTGTTTGGCGATATGCAATTGGCGGCGCTGACTGCCATTAAACCGGTTACTGATTTGATCGGCAAGATTCCTGCTGAAAGCCGAGTGGAAGCAATGACCAAAGCATTCCAAGCTTTAGGCGTTGCCATCGGTGTTGCGTTTGGCGTGACTGCTGTCAAGGGCGTGATGCAACTGGCTGCGGCATTAAGAGTGCTGACAGTAACAAATCCGTGGTTGCTTGGTTTAGCTGCCGCTGGAAGTGTTGGCGCTTATTTTGGATTGGATAAATTGTTTGGCGGCAAGCCAGAAGATTTAAAACCAGACGAAGGTGGAAAAGATTCAAAGGGTTCGGCAAATAGAAATATCGAAATGTCGCAACGCGATAAGATAATTGAAAAATATAATACTCAAATAAAAATAGTAAAAGATTTAGCAGAACAAAAAAAATGGGCTGCCGAATGGGATTACAACAACACAAAACGCCAAATTGAATTAGAAAAAGAAAGGTTTACTTTAACCACAAATGAATACGAGCGAAGAAGATTAATAAATGAACTTGCCCAGAGAGATGCTGATTTATTTAAATCGCGTTTGGAAGAAATGCAGGCGGCAAAAAAAGAATTGGAATTGGCTCCTGCCGAGGAACAAAGACAAGCAAGAAAATTATATGATGTAAAAATACAAGCAATTGAAGATGTATACAACACGCAGCAAAAATATTTGGACTTGGAAAACGAAGCAAGAATTAGAAACTTTGATGCCGAAGTGCAGCGCCAAAATTCGTGGGCTGCTGGTTGGGATCAGGCTTTTAAACGATACACCGAAACATCGGAAAGAGCATCATTGCGTGGCGAGGCTGCATTCAATTCAGTAATGTCAAATATGGAAAGCGCATTGCGCACATTTGTGGAAACCGGCAAAGGAAGTTTCAAGGATTTTACCGGCAGCATTATTAAAGATTTGCTCTATATGGAAATGAGAGCGCAAGCAGCAATGTTTTTCCGCAGCATTTGGGGCGGTCTTAAACAAACATTTGGCATAAAAAATCCAGCGACAGATTTGCAAGGGTTTGCATCTGGCGGCTATGTTGATCGCCCGTCGATTGTCGGCGAAAATGGCGCTGAATTGTTTATTCCTAGAACGCCCGGCACAATCATACCGAACGGATCATGGCAGCAAATGATGGGCGGCGGTGGCGGCTTAACGGTCAACGGCAATTACATTGCCAACATGAGCGCCATTGATACGCAATCGGCAACACAATTTTTAGCATCAAACAAGCAGACCATTTGGGCGGCTTACCAATCCGCGAACCGCATGGTTCCGATTTCGAGGTAATCATGGCATTGCAAAACATTCTTGCGGTCGCTGAATCGGTCGGCATTAACGATCACAAATTCGTGGGGCAAATGCTGTCGAGGAATATGCGGATCAGCACCGCAGAGATTCTGACAGTGCAGCCGTTTGAGTTTGAAATCAAGCCGATGAATTACTTGCTTTATTCGCAAAGCCGGTCAATTCTATCGACGTTGCGCGAAGTTGATCGGCAGAATGAGCAGTACCTAAATTTTGGTTCGACCGGCTGGCTAAACTATATCGCTTATCGCGGCAATATGACTGGTTTGCAAATTGATGCTTGCACAATTCAAACCAGCACAACCGGCAAGACAATTGTTTTAGGTACGCTGCCATCAATATCTAGCAGCGCGTTTATTGTTAGAACGGGCGACTTTATCCAAATTGATCGGTACGCCTACAT